TCGTACATGCGCTCGATGACAGACTCGCCCCACCACTCCTCGGTCATGGCCTGCATGACAGGGAGCTGAATGCCGATCTGGCGGATGACGCGGCTGTGGTGGATCCGCACATTGCTTACCTGGCCTGTTGCGATGTTGCTGATGATGTCGTAGAACTCGGGCAGGCCGTAGTCAATACCATCAACGACCATGTTTTGCAGACTGGGGCGAAGCTGCCAACGGTCAAAGACCTTGAGGCCGCGGAACTGGTCCTTGCCAACGGTCTCGATGTTGAGAGGCGTTGCTGGGTCCTGTCCGTCGATGACCAGCATGGCGATGGCACCGCCGTACAGACGACCCCACTTGATGGTCTCGAGCAGTGAGTGCCAGACGCCGAGCCGCGTGAGCTTGGACTGCAGCAACTGGATGGCCTCAGGATCATCACTGCCCTTGATGTTCACACCGGCTCGGGTCATGTCCTCAGCCACGGCATCAACAGCAGCACCCACAATCCAGGAGCCGCGATACATGGCCTCCAGCTTCATGCGGTTGCGTGTCAGCAGGTCGAAGATGTAGGTGCTGTCAGACAGCACGTTCTGGGCGCCAAGACCCATGCGGGCCGTCAGGTTAGCAAAGCCGTCTTTGGTCGTGGCAGTAGGTGTGTTGGTGCGGTTGGCTTGGCGGCGTTGTTTACTGTTGCTCATATCATTTTCTCCCAGAGGGATGCGGCGTTGTTGTGGGCAAGAAGATCATTGATGGCATCCATCATAGGATCGACCTGGTCGTCGTGAAGGTGACTGTCGTCGGCGGTGAAGGCTTCGCACTCAGCCACGAAGTCGTTGGTGAACGGGGCATCTTCTGGCAGCATGACGTAGCCAGATTCGATGTAGCCAAGCACGTCAAGCAGCCGGGTGTACTTGTCCCTGGTGCGTTCAATCCCAACCACGGGGATCTGCGCTTGGCTCTTGAGCTTCTGGATCAAGCCGGTTCCGCTGGCCTTGTCCTCAACCTTGAGCTGCCTAAGCTGGCCCAGCACGACGACGTCAGCCGCTTTGTGCTTGTTCCAGAAGGCTACGGCCCGGCGCTCAAGCTCAGGTGCTTCCCACTTGCCTCGGATGAGGTCTAGCAGGTAGATCTTGCCATCATCACCTTTGCCCCAGCACTCGAAGACGCTGAAGTCGTTGCGCTCGGCGGTCTTCTGTGCGGTGTCGGCGTAGATGAACCGCTGCTTGATGATGGGTGGTTGCTTGTACCTGCCGAAGTAGCTGCCCTTGATGATCTCACCACCGATGATCTGCGGATTTTGCTGGTACAGCGCCTCCCAGTTGACGTTGGCCATGGCGGCTTTGCGCTCGAGCAGGAACTCCAACGATTTGTGCTCAGGGAAGAGAGGTTCGCCGACCTTGCGGTGCTTCTCGTTCCTGATGGCGATGGCCGGGTACGAGACGACCTTGACCTCGTCACCCATGGTGGCACGGAGCCGACCGATCGGGTCATCGACGTGCCAACGGGTCAGGATGGCGAGCAAACCAGCTGAGTCGCTGAAGCGGGTGAAGAAGTCATCGGTGAACCACTCCCACGTCTTGTCACGGATGGCCTGGCTGCCTGCTTCTTCACGGCCTTTGATCGGGTCATCGATGACACCGAGGTCCAAGGACTCGCCTGTGATGGAGCCACGCACCGTGGTGTTGCGGAAGAAGCCCGTGTTGCCGATGTACTCGATCATCTCGCGGTTGCGGATCGCTTGGTTGGCATCCAACTGGCTGGTGCCTACGCCGTTGATCCGGGTTGATGGGAAGATCTTCTTGTAGCGATCGGAGTCATAGATGCGCTGGCAGGCCAAGTTGGCCCTGACACCCAAGCGCTCGGAGAAGGAGGTGTAGATCGTCTTCAGATCCGGATTGCGGCCAGCCACCCACGTGATGAACTCAACGATCATCAGCGACTTGCCGTGCTGGGGTGGTGCCTCGATGACCAACTTCGGGCGCAGGCCTGAGAACAGGTCCTCGGCGAACTGCTGGAGCTCGTCTGCCATCTCACGTTGCCACCACCCGATCTTCATCTTCGGATTGAGCATCCGGCGGTAGGCCCAAAACGACTCGCGGGCCTCGATGATCGCAAGTTGTTCGAGCAGCTCGATGTCGTCGATGCGCACGTCAGTCCTTCAGCAGCGTGGTGGGAAGACCTCGCTTTTTCAACTCAGCCAGCAGCTCATCCTTGGACAGCGACTTGTTCGTGTGCTCGAGCTGGATGGGCTCCGGGATGGAGACCGTCTGCGCCGAGAGCTTAGGTGCAAAGTACGGAGCCACCGCCTTCGCGGCATCTACGCGCGTGGCGAAGTCAGCGTAGACCTCCTCCTCGATGAGTTCCTTGGTCTCTTTGCCACGACGATCGACCGTGGTCCGGTAGTATTTGTGTGGGATCGCCTCGCCCCGAGCCACCTTCAGCAACCACTCATGTGGAAGCATCCCGGCTTTCATTGCCTCTTCGCGAGCTTTGGTCGTGATCTTTTGTGCGGAGCCCTTGGGCCGACCAGCCCCGGGCCTTGCACCACCTACAGCCATGTGGAGTCCTCTTGAAATTATGATTGAGATTCACTTGATGGAGTGGATCATAATTTGCCGGTGGGGCGATGTACACCGGTCGACGCGCGTGTTATGGGCGAAAACTATCCGGAACAGAAGCAGCGAAGTCCACAAGTCTGCTACAGAAGCTATATAACTACTCTCTCTCTATCCTCCTTTAGAAAGTAAATAGATAGAATAGGTAGAAGTATAGATATAAGATCAAGAGAGAAGGGAATAGAGGGTAGGAAATGCCGTAGCTGTATAGATTCTGTAGCGGCCACCGCGGGCCACGCGCTAAGTCCACAGAGCTTCGCAATCTTGTTGTACAAAACCTAAATTTCTATTTACAATCACGCAAAATCATCAACCGGAGAGCGCAGAATGCGAAATTCACCTGTCAGTACCAAGTACCAAGAAGCTTTGCGAGACCTTGTCTCGGGCATGCCACTCAAATATCGGCGCGAGCGCGAAGCCTCGTTGCGCTTGCTCCTTGATCTTGTGGGAGCCGACGACGTCGAGTTTTTCAAAGACGGGCGCGGAAAGCACTGGGCTGAGAAGCGACTTGTGCCTATGTACGAGGTTGCTTGGCGCTCAGGTGGAGGTCGAGGCATCTATACGATCGAGGACGCTTGTGGTTTTGTCAACAAGACAGCTCGCCAAGTTCAGCTCGCCATGTCCTTGAATAAAGGCACCGCGTACTTCAACATCGACGGCGACATCATCACGATCCGCAAATCGGGGACCATGGATAGGCGCGAGGCTGAATCTATCAAGCCCTAACCATCTATTTACGCCCTACGGCAATCGCGATAAGATGCTAAGCGTCAGACCGGCCGAGCCCTCCTTCCCGTCAGGGAATCTCCGGTGGTGCAAAATCCCTCAGCAAGATTTGGCCGGTCTGACACCTTTCTTCATGGCTGGGCATGCAGAAACGTCGCAACGCGCTGAGGGGCGACGTAAAAACGCACAATTTGACGAACCGGAGATATTCACTAAATGGCACGTACAACCAAGAAGAAACCAGCTGCCGCTGATTCAAAAGCATCTGGGCTAGGCGAAGCGAAGCTCGCATCATCTGGCCTCACCATCGAGGACGGCAAGATCCTTGGCATGGAATTCCTTAATGGGGAGCAGACAGCTTCTCTCCACCCAGCCTTCAAGCCGCTTTGCAGCTTGAGACTCAACTACTTCGATCCCTTTGGCGAGCCGTTGCCCGATTGGCCCAAGTCGCCTCCTTTCTATCGACTTCGGTACCTCGAGAACGGCACCGACTTTGCCTCACTGGCTGACAAGAAGCCGATCCGCTACGTTCAGGAACCAAACACCGCTCCAGTCGCCTATTATCCCGCCAACTACGCATGGCCTGAGATTCTTGACGACACCGACCGCCCCATCATCCTGACTGAGGGCGAACTCAAAGCTGCCAAGGCCTGTAAAGAAGGCTTCCCCACCATCGGGTTGGGCGGAGTTTACAATTGGAAGTCCAACAAGGTTGGCATCACGTGGTTGGAATCATTGGACTACGTCAACTGGGTCAAGCGCCACGTCTACATTTGCTTTGACTCAGATCTTCACACGAATCCCATGGTGCTCCATGCTCTGCGCGAACTTGCCGAGGCATTGATCAACCACGGATCTTTCGTCTACCTTGTTTACCTGCCCAAACTTGATGCCTTGGAGAAGGTGGGTCTGGATGACTTCTTCATCCACGCGCCGAGGTCTACTGAATCCTTTGCCCAACTGCTTCATGAAGCTGAGCCCTTGGGGCTGAGTCGCGTGCTGTTCAGCTTCAATGACCGCTATATTTACATTCGCCATCCTGGGATGGTACTTGATATGGTCACCTCTGAGAAGATCGCTCCAGGGCCCTTCAAGGAGCATCTCGAAGCCGGCAAGCAGTACCAAGAGCGAACCCTCAAGAACGATGGGTCGGTCAGTTATCGAGCCGTGCCAGCAGCCGGCGAGTGGATCAAGTGGCCACTGCGCCATCAAGCTGACAAATTGACCTACGTCCCAGGAGCTGGGAAGTACATCAGCGGGAACATCAACCAATTCAACATCTGGCCGGGTTGGGGTGTTGAGGCGGCTGAGGGCGATGTCGAACCATTCATGCACTTGGTTGACCACATTTTCACCGGAGCCGAGCCCAAAGCCAAGGACTGGTTCCTCAAGTGGTGCGCGTACCCACTGCAGCACCCGGGTGTCAAGCTGTTCAGCTCAGTTGTTGTCCATGGCATCAGGCACGGCACAGGCAAGTCGTTGATCGGCTACACGCTCGGGAAGATCTACGGCAAGAACTTCACCGAGATCAGCCAGATGGATCTGCACAACAGCTTCAACGAGTGGGCCGAAGGCAAGCAGCTTGTCATGGGTGACGACGTGACCGGGACCGATAAGCGGGCCGATGCTGACTTCCTCAAGAAACTCATCACGCAGAAGGAGTTGCGGGTCAACGGCAAGTACGTGCCCACGTACGTGGTGCCTGATTGCATCAACTACTTCTTCACGGCCAACCACCCAGACAGCTTCTTTCTTGAGGACGACGACCGCCGCTTCTTCATCCACGAGGTCCGCGTGGGCCCGATGGACGAGGCCTTCTACATGGAGTACGACCTGTGGTTGGAGACAGGCGGTGCTGCGGCCGTGTTCCACTACCTGCTGAACCTAGACCTCGGTGACTTCAACCCGGCGGCTCCCGCCTTCAAGACAGCTGCCAAGGAGCGCATGATCGCCAACGTGCAGAGTGACTTGGCCGGTTGGGTGCGGAGTCTCATGGCCACCCCAGACCACGTGCTTCGCGTCGGTGAATTAGTGGTTGACAAAGACCTGTTCACGTCGAAGGAGCTGCTGCAGTTCTACGATCCAGCTGGCAAGATGGGCGTGACCGCCAACGGGGTTGGTCGTGAGTTGGCTAGGGCTGGGCTCCATCAAATCTGCAACGGCAAGCCGATTCGCTTGTCTGACGGGTCCCAGGCTCGGTACTACGCTGTGCGCAACAGCGATACTTGGTTGAAGGCCTCACCGCAAGCTGCTGTCAAGCATCTCGACGACTGGCACAAGAAGCAAAGCGGCCCGAAAGGCTCGAAATATTGAAACCACATGTTTACGTACGCGGGCGCGCGGCGTAAAATGCAACTGCTGAGGGAATGTTCCCAAAGCTTTCATCAACCACCTGGAGTGAATATCATGAACGCAAAAGAAGTGAAAGCCGCCCTGGCCGACGAAGCTGTGCAAGCCGCGATCGAAAAGGAAGTGACCAAGGCCGTCAAGGCCGAGACCAAGCGCTGCTTGGAAGTGGTCAAGTCGACCGAGCTGCCGGAAGACAAGGCCGCGGCCAAGGCCGTGAAAGAAGCGCTGAAGAGCGTGACCGCCGGCATCAAGGAAGCTGCGTAAGCCTGCTTCACAGCAAGGCGCCTTGGAACTAAGCTCCTTGGCGCCTTTCTTTTCATCTCAATGTAAATAAGGAGTTTCACATGCGTTGCTACCTCGTAACCGGTCCTGGCGCCAAGCGCTACGCTTCCACGAACGCCGATGCTCGCGCCACCCGCGATCAGCTGGTTGAGCAGCTTGGCTGCAAGAAGAAAGACGTCGAGATTGAGCAGACGGACGTGCCGACCGCGAAGGCCGAGCTGCTGGAGTTCATCAACGGTCTGTGCGCTGAGACCGACATGAAGGATGCCGAGGAATGAGCCAAGTCCGTCTGATCGCTCTCAGCCAGCCTGTCGGGTTGGACGGCGTCCAGACGGCCGAGGAGCTGGTGGCCTACTGCGCGCGGGTCTCGAACCCGTCGAATCAGGCCAACCACGACACAGCTCCTCGGTTGCTCAGCTACCTCGTCCGCAACCACCACTGGTCACCGTTTGAGATGGCACATGCTGTCATCGAGGTGGTGACTACCCGGGACATCGCTCGGCAGATCCTGCGCCACCGGTCCTTCAGCTTCCAGGAGTTCAGCCAGCGCTACGCAGCTGTGGTCGAAGATGCTGTGATCCGTGAAGCTCGGTTGCAAGATGCCAAGAACCGCCAGAACAGCGTCGAGGTCGATGACTCCGAGCTGCAGATCTGGTGGCAGGAAAAGCAGCAGCTCATCGCCAGCCAGACGCAGCTCGCCTACGAGGCGGCCTTGGAGCGCGGCATCGCCAAGGAGGTGGCTCGTGCTGTGCTGCCTGAGGGCCTGACACCGTCTCGTCTGTACATGGCAGGACCCATCCGCAGCTGGATCCACTACATTCAACTCAGGGCTGGCAACGGTACCCAGAAGGAGCATCGTGACATCGCGGTCAAGTGCCGTGACGAGCTGCTCAGCGCCATGCCCTCACTCAAGGAGATTCTCAATGCAACGCAAGACCACTAATTCCATCCCACGAATGAGCGCTGTCGCGCGTGGTACGGCCAAGGTCGAACCTATCAAGGTCGAACCTATCAAGGTCGAACCTATCAAGGACATGGTCAATCACCCGCCCCACTATGCTGAGACTGACAACGGTGTTGAGTGCATCGACGCCATCCGAGCAGCCCTGGGTCGTGAGCAGTTCATCGGCTTCCTGCGAGGACAAGTCATCAAATACCAATGGCGCCTGGGTAAGAAGTCCGATTCGGTCGAGGACAACCGCAAGGCCATCTGGTACGCCAACAAGCTTGATGAGGTGCTCAATGAACTGGAGGCGTGATCATTACAGCCGCGATGCGCGTGAGTGGGGCGAGTTCTTCGGAACTTGGATCCTGCTCATCGCAGCTTGGGTGCTTGGCACGGCGGGCCTCGGCCTGCTGTTCAAGGTCATGTGGAAGATCTTCATGTTCGGCTGGGACCTCGTATGAGCAAGGCGTTCGCGACTCTAGGGCTTCCCGAGACCGCGACGCCTGACGAGGTCAAGGCGAAGTGGCGTGAGCTGGTCATGGTACATCATCCAGATCGAGGAGGCAATCCCTGCGACTTCAATGAAATTCGCAAGGCCTACAAGATCGCCATGGAGGAGGCCTCGGCACCCAAGGATTGCCCCCAGTGCCTCGGTTCAGGCAAGGTCAAGCAAAGCCATGGGTTCAGCTCGATCGACCTGCCCTGCATGTCCTGCGGGGGAACCGGCCATGTTCAATAGCCCTCGCCGCTACCATATCGTGCCGGTCAACGACCTGCGTGAGCACGAGTTGACGCCGGAGTGCTGGTGCAAGCCCACTCCTGATGAGGAGCACGACATCTTCACCCACCACGCGCTTGACGGTCGTGAGGCCTTTGAGACAGGCGAGAGGAAGGTGTCATGAAGAAGCAGAAGCAACCGGTCGTCGGCACGAAGGAGTACCACGACCAGCTGGTCAAGCACTACGCCGGCCGCGCCACGTGGTTGGTGCAGTGCAAAGGCAACCTCAGCCAAGACGACCTCGAGTACCTCATGGTGGCGGCTTCGAAGCTCAAGGACGAGCGACTGAAGTCCTGCATCGCTGAGCTGGTCGGTTGGGGCGATGAGGAGCGGGCTGAGCTCGAGACCCTGCTGGCCCTTGGCTTCGAGGCGATGAAGTTGTGCAGCCCAAGCCGGATGCGCGAAGCTGCGATGAGGGTCAGTCTCAAATACTATCTGAAGGAGTTCAACAATGGAAAGCAACAAGAAGCCGGAGGTGGTGGCAGTTCTGCGGCCAACTCGCTTGGTGATGGCGGTAGCTCAGGCGCTGAACCAACTGGCACCACCGACCTTGGTGGTCGTGTACAACCCAGTCCTGATGCAGCACAGGACCATTGAGGTCCCGTCTGAGCAGCTGCAGTCACCGCCAGTAGGAGCCTTGTCATGAAGCCGATGCTCGCCTCGCCCGCAGGCCCTCTGATCCCCTACCCGATGCTGCTGAGCCCGAAGCTCGATGGCATCCGCTGCCTGATCATCAACGGCGTCGTCTGTGGCCGCAGCCTCAAGCCGATCCCCAACAAGCACGTGCAGAAGCTGTTCGGCAGACCTGAGCTCAACGGTCTCGATGGCGAGTTGATCGTGGGTCAGCCGACCGCCAAGGAGGTGTTCCAGGCCACGTCATCTGGTGTGATGTCAATCGAGGGCGAGCCTGAGGTCGCCTTCTGGGTGTTCGACGATTTCATGGAGACCGGTGGTTTCCATCGTCGCTTGCACACGGCCCACCGGCGAATCAAGAAGCAGAACCGCTGCGAGACCGTGCCCCACGACCAGATCCTCAACGAGGACCAGCTGACTGACTGGGAGCAGGACTATCTCGCCATGGGCTACGAGGGCGTCATGCTGCGCCACCCAGATGGTCCGTACAAACACGGCCGGTCGACTGCCAAGGAGGCGTGGCTGCTCAAAGTCAAGCGCTTCGAGGACAGCGAGGCGAAGATCATCGGGTTCAGTGAGCTCATGCACAACGCCAACGAAGCCAAACGCAACGAGCTGGGTCAGCTGGAGCGGAGCAGCCACAAGGCAGGCAAGGTCGGCAGGCAGACGCTCGGCGCGTTGGCCGTCAAGGATCTGACGACCGGCGTGGAGTTCGACATCGGGACCGGGTTCACCGCTGATCAGCGCCAGCTGCTCTGGGCCACGGGTGACAACCTGCTGGGCAAAGTGGTGAAGTACAAGAGCCAGCCGACCGGGGTCAAGGAGAAGCCTCGCTTCCCGGTGTTCCTCGGCTTTCGTGATGCCGTGGACATGGATGCAAAATAATTTTGAAAAGTAGGTGTTTACATCAATGCCCGATCGCACTATGATCTAACCACGGTCAACGTTGATCGCAACAAATCTTGCTGAGGAGTCATCATGAAGATTGAAATTAAATGCCGGTTCAGCGGCAGTATTTTGTTCTCACACGAAGCCGAGGACAACTCGGTGAAGTTGACCTTGGAGGCTGCGGTCTCTGCCCGTGCCAACCTGGCCGGTGCCAACCTGGCCCGTGCCAACCTGGACGGTGCCAACCTGGACGGTGCCAACCTGGCCGGTGCCAACCTGGACGGTGCGTACCTGGCCGGTGCCAACCTGGACGGTGCCAACCTGGACGGTGCCAACCTGGACGGTGCGTACCTGGCCGGTGCCAACCTGGACGGTGAAGTGCTTACGAAGGCGCCCATCTCAATTCTCAATCTCACATGGCCTGTCCTCATCACTGAGGGCTTTATGCGAATCGGCTGCCAACGTCACTCACACGAGAAATGGAGGGCGTTCGATGACGACTCCATCGCTCGTATGGAAAGTCGTGCAATCGAATTTTGGGCACAATGGAAAGCTCCTTTGCTGGCTATGTGCGATAACCACGCCATCACTAAGGAGAACCAAAATGGCTGAAGTCAAATACAAATTCCCCAAGGCCATGGGCGCTTGCGCCGACCGCCTGTATCAGCTGCGCCAGAAGCGGCTTGAGATGCAGAAGGAGGTTGACAAGGTCGCCGCTGAGGAGTCCGCTCTCAAGGAGCACATCATCAACACGCTGCCCAAGTCCGAGGCCTCTGGCGTGGCTGGCAAGCTAGCCCGCGTGACTGTCGTGACCAAGCAGATTCCTCAGGTCAAGGACTGGGATGCCTTCTACAAGTACGTCAAGAAGACGGGCCAGTTCGACCTCATGCAGCGCCGTATCACTGACGCCGCCATCAAGGAGCGCTGGGAAGCTGGCAAGGAGGTGCCGGGTGTTGAGCACTTCGATGCCGTATCCATCAGCATCAACAAGGTCTGATTCACCAAAGCCTGTCGTGCACCGGCCCACGCGCCAGGCTTCTCTCAACCTGGGCCTCTCGTAACTAGTTAGGAGTTCCTAATCATGGCAACAACCAAAAAAGCAACGGCATCCAAATCCACCGCCCTCGTCAAGTGGGACGAAGAACTGGCCAAGCAGGCCGAGATTGCGGCGGGCATGGAAGCCAACACAGGTGGCGGGCAGTTCTTCAGCCTGAAGGGTGGTATCCTCTGCTGGCAAGATGCGCCGCTGCCGAACAACCAGATGGCGGTCGTCATCCTGGACAGCATCTTCGAGACCACCTACTACGAAGGCAAGTACGACCCTGACACCCCTCAGACCCCGGTGGCATTTGCCTTCGGTCGCGACGAGAAGACCATGGTTTGGCACGAGAACTCCGATCCTGAGTTCGCTGGCAAGCTGTGCGTCGACTCTGATGTCTGCCAGTGGGGCTCGGCTGATACTGGCCGCGGCAAGGCTGCTCGTGAGACACGTCGTCTGGCGATGATCCCTGCTGGTACATTCAACCAATCGGGCAAGCTGGAGTTGTTCGAGGAAGAAGAGCACTTCGCATCGACGGCCATCGGCTTCATGAAGCTGCCGGTCACCTCGGTCAAGGGCTATGCCTCCTTCGTCAAGCAGGTGGCTGGTGCGCTGCGCCGTCCTCCGTTCGGCATCGTGACCAAGGTCAAGGTGGTTCCGGATCCGAAGACCCAATTCAAGGTCGTCTTCGAGCCGATCATGAACATCCCGGACGAGCTGATGGGCACCATCATGCAGCGCCACGAGGAAGCAAAGTCCGTCATCGACTTCCCGTACCAACCGGCCGATGAGGAGAAGGCACCTCCGCCCAAGCGTGGCGGCAGCCGAGCAACTCAGAAGCCGGCTCGCGGTCGCAAGTACTGATGTGAGTTAACCCGGCGGCCTAGACACGGGCGGGCGGGCATGCAGTTGCCACCTCCCCTCCTTGAGCCCGCCTTGCCGCCGGGCTTTTTATTTGGAGCAACAACTATGAAGAAACCAGTGAACAATCCAGCCTTGCAGTCTTGGCTGGCACTGAACGATGCGCTTCGTGAGGCTGGGGAACCGGTCTGCGAGGCGTTGCTGAAAGAGGAGCTGAAGGGGCGCAAGCGCAAGCAGTTCATCAAGCGGGTCCACAGCAGACTCAACAAGGTGCGTGCTGATCGTGAGCGCGCTGAGCTGGGCACAGCATCATGAAGCAGCCCAAGCCAGTCACCATCGACTTCGAAACTTTTGGGATCGAAGGTCGCCCCAAATACCCGCCCATGCCTGTCGGCGTGTCCATCAAGTACCCGGGCAAGAAGGCCAAATACTTTGGTTTCGGCCACCCCATTGGCAACAACTGCTGCTGGTCAGATGCCGCAGCTGAGCTGGCCAAGGCCTACGAGCACAAGGACGGCATCCTGTTCCAGAACGGCAAGTTCGACGTGGACGTAGCTGAGGTCCACTTCGGTCTTGCGGTCCCCAGCTGGGAGCTCATCCATGACACGCTGTTCCTGCTGTTCCTCGACGACCCGCATCAGATCGAGCTTGGTTTGAAGCCAGCGGCCACCCGCCTGCTCAACATGCCGGCTGAGGAACGTGATGCCGTGGGCGACTGGTTGATCGAGCATCAGCCGGTCCCAGGTGTCAAGATCAGCAAGTCGAAGTCGTCTGAGCACTACTTCGGCCGCTACATCGCCTATGCGCCAGGCGACCTCGTGGGTACGTACGCCAACGGTGACGTCGACAGGACTGAGGCCATCTTCAACCTGCTTTGGAAGAGGACAGTTGAGCGTGGCATGTTGGTCGCCTACGACCGCGAGCGCCAGCTCATGCCCATCCTGCTGGAGATGGAGCGCCAAGGTCTGCCCGTTGACCTCAAGCGGCTGCGCAGTGACGTGGCCATGTACAACGAGTGGCGAGACAAGATCAACCTGTGGATCATCAAGACCCTCAAGGCCAGTCCTGACATCAACCTCGACTCTGGCCAGCAGTTGGTCGATGCCATGGTGCTGTCTGGCAAGGCCGATCCTGATCTGATGCCACGGACCCCGACTGGCAAGTTCCAGACCAACAAGGAGGCTCTGCTGCAGGGGGTCACTGACAAGGTGCTGCTGGCCGTGCTCAAGTACCGCACGCAGCTGAACACCTGCCTCAACACCTTCATGCAGCCTTGGTTGGCGACGGCCGAAGCTTCTGGTGGCCTGATCTTCACCACCTGGAACCAGACGAAGACCCCATCCGGTGATACCAACGTGGGTACTCGCACCGGTCGCCTGTCATCAACTCCGAACTTCCAAAACATCCCGAAGGAGTTCCAGCCGATCTTCCACCACGAGGCGCCTGACAAGAAGCTGCCCAAGTGCCCGTTCAAGGATCTGCCTGGGCTTCCCAAGGTGCGCAGCTACATCACGCCATTCCCTGGGCACGTGATGATCGACCGCGACTACTCGCAGCAGGAGCCTCGGATCTTGGCTCACTTCGACGGCGGCGCCTTGATGGACAAGTATGTCGAAAACCCGTGGATCGACTTCCACGACTACGCCAAGGCAGAGCTCGAGAAGATGGGCAAGTTCTATGACCGCAAGCCGGTGAAGAACACGAACCTCGGCCTGATCTACGGCATGGGCGTCGGCAAGCTGGCTGAGCGCAATGGCATGACTGTCGAGGAGTCTAGCGAGCTGAAGAAGGCCATCTTGCAGCTGTACCCGGGGCTGCGCGACATGTACAAGGACATGAAGGTCCGCGCCAAGTCCAAGCAACCCATCCGCACCTGGGGTGGCCGTGAGTACTACTGCGAGGAACCCAAGCTGATCAACGGGCGCATCCAGGAGTTTGACTACAAGCTCGTGAACGTGCTCATTCAAGGCTCGGCTGCTGACTGCACCAAAGCCGCGATCATCAGCTACCATGCAGCCAAGCACCCCGAGGCGAAGATCATCCTCAACGTCCACGACCAAATCACAGTCAGCGTGCCGAAGAAGATCATGAAGACTGAGATGGAGGTGTTGCGTCAAACCATGGAAGGGGTGGAGTTCGACGTCCCTATCCTGAGCGAAGGCTCAATTTCATCAACCAACTGGGACGAACTCCAGGACTACGACAAACGAGGAAAGATCCTATGAACAAGAAAACCATCCCGATCAAGCAGGTCACCAGCTGGTCGTTCAGCCGCTACAGCACTTACAAGCAGTGCCCGTTGAAGCTGAAACTCAGCGCGATCGATCGCATCCGCGAGCCGGGCAATGAGGCCATGGCGCGTGGTGATGCTATCCACAAGCTGGCTGAGAAGTACATCAAGGGCGAGGGCCGCTCACTGCCGCCTGAGCTCAAGCTGTTCGCCGACGAGTTCAAGAAGCTGCGGGCCCAGTACAAGAAGAAAATCAACGGTATGGTGGTCGAAGACAATTGGTCCTTCACCAAGGACTGGGACGAGACCCAGTGGGACGATTGGATCAACTGCTGGCTTCGCATCAAGCTCGATTGCGCCCACCATCAGGACGATGAGACCCTCATCATCACGGACTGGAAGACGGGCAAATTCCGCCCTGAGATGAATGAGGAGTACGTCGAGCAGCTGGAGCTCTACGCGCTGGCCGCCCTGCTCCTGCATGAGCATATCCAGCTGGTCAAGCCGCGTCTCGCCTACTTGGACCTTGGCATCACGTACCCCGAGGCTGGCGCTGAGTTGGTCTTCACGCGGGACGACATCCCCAAGCTCAAGAAGCTGTGGGAGAAGCGGACCAAGGCAATGCTGAACGACAAGCAGTTCGCACCCCGTCCGAACGACAAGTGCCGCTGGTGCTTCTACCGGGCATCAAACAAGGCTGCCGGTGGCGGTCAGTGCAAATACTGAGGAGATGAACATGGAACACGTGATGATTGACCTTGAGACCCTGGGCCGTCGTGCCGGTTGCGCGATCCTCTCGATCGGCGCAGTGGCCTTCGACGCCAAGTCCAAGGAGCTGGGCCCTGAGTTGTACACGGTCGTGCGCTTGGACAGCTGCGAGAAGGCTGGTCTGCACATCGATCCGGACACGGTTGCCTGGTGGGAGAAGCAAAACGCCGAGGCCCAGAAGGTGCTCAAGCAAGCACGAGCCGCCCGCGGCAACAAGGTGCTGCCCAAGGCGCTGGAGGAGCTGAACAAGTACCTCAGCCAATTCGACCTCAAGCGGGTCAAGGTCTGGGGTAACGGATCAGACTTCGACAACGCCATCCTGACGGCCTGCTACGCCTCCGTCGACAAGCCGCTGCCGTGGGAGTTCTGGAACAACCGCTGCTACCGCACGCTGAAGAGCTTGAAACCTCAGGTCAAGATGCAACGTCAGGGCACCTACCACAATGCGCTGGACGACGCCAAATCACAAGCTCTCCACGCAATTGAGCTGCTGGGGTGACCAGATGGCAGATGAGGTTGATCGTCAGTTGGAGCGAGATGAGGTGCTTGAGGCCGCAAACCTGAAGAAGATCCGCGAGCAGGCCAGTCAGATGCCAGCAGGTCGGCCAGGTGACTGCGATCTCTGCGGCGAGTGGTCAGCAAGGTTGGTCAACGGTGTCTGCGCTCCATGCCGTGATAGACACAGGCTGCCATGAGGCAGCTTGAAAGCAAGATTGAGCAAGACGCCTGCGACCTGGTGTGGAAACACCTCGGGATCGTAGGCTCGAAGCTTGTCACACCGGGCGACACGGGGTACCCAGACAGGATCTTCTGGTTGCCCGGTGGTCGTCCGTTGTTAATTGAGTTCAAGAGGCCTGGGGAAGAACCTGAACCCAAGCAGATTTACATTCACGAACAGCTCAGGAAACTGGGCTATCAAGTAGAGGTGCATGACAATGCAATCCGAGCTTTTTCCGCCGTCATCGAAGCCGTGGCAACCACATGCCTATCAAAAGAAAGCCGTCAAGTTCTTGCTCGAGCACGCCGCGTCTGCGCTGTTCTTAGATCCGGGTCTGGGCAAGACTAGCATCACGCTGGCCGCCATCAAATTGCTCAAGCAGAAGAAGCTGCTGGACAAGGTCCTGCTGATTGCCCCGCTCCGCGTCTGCTACAGCGTGTGGCCTAAGGAGGTCGAGAAGTGGGAGGACTTCGGTGGCATCCGCGTTTGCGTCCTCCACGGCCCCAACAAGGATGCGCTGTTGAAGACTGAGGCTGACGTCTACGTCATCAACCCAGAGGGCCTTGAGTGGTTGCTGCAGGTCGAGAAGACGAAGACGGCGCAGGGCAAGACCAAGGTCAGTGTGGACCTGCGGCGTTGGAAGCAGCTGGGCTTCGACACGTTGGTCGTCGATGAGCTGTCCAAGTTCAAGCACACGAACACCAACCGCTTCAAGGCGCTGAAGCTGGTGCTGAGCACCTTTCGCCGCCGTTGGGGTCTGACAGGATCCCCCGCATCCAATGGCCTGATGGACCTGTTTGGCCAGTGCTATATCCTTGATCAAGGCCGCACGCTTGGTCCGTACGTCACCCACTACCGGATGAAGTACTTCGTGCCCAGCCACGACGGCTTCAGCTGGAACATCCGTGAAGGTGCTGAGCAAGAGATTTACGAGCGTCTGTCGCCGCTGGCTTTGCGCATGGCGGCTGACGACTACCTAGACATGCCCACGCTGATTGAAAACAACATCCGGGTCGACCTGCCTGAGAAGGTCATGGAGATGTACGACCGCCTCGAGAACGATCTGATCGCCAAGCTCGACGCCAAGGTCGTGGTGGCCAGCACCGCGGCGGCAGCTTCCATGAAATGCAGGCAGGTGGCCAACGGCGGCATCTACCTCGATCCTGAGGTCGAGGCCCTGGTCAAGCTGCCCAAGTCCAAGCGTGAATGGGCGAACCTGCACACCGAGAAGGTCGACGCACTGGCCGATCTGATCGATGAGCTGCAGGGCTCCCCACTGCTCGTGGCCTATGACTTCGAGCATGACCTCGACCGGCTTCGTGAGAAGCTGGGGAAGGACGTGCCCTACATCGGTGGTGGTGTGACTGCCAAGCGCTCGGCTGAGCTGGAGAAGGCGTGGAATGCTGGGCACCTGCCTGTCTTGCTCGGCCACCCGCAGGCCATGGCCCACGGTTTGAACCTGCAGGAGGTTGGCAACCACGTCTGCTGGCACTCGCTCACCTGGGACTACGAGCTCTATGACCAGTTCATCCGCCGGGTTCTCCGCCAGGGGAACAAGAATAAGAAGGTCTTCGTGCACCACATCATGGCCCGTGGGACAGTTGATGAAGCTGTGCTGGCGGCTGTGAAGTCCAAGCGCCGTGGTCAGAATGCTTTGTTTGATGCCCTGAAAAAATTGCGCAAATAGTTGAAAATAGGTGTTTACAAGTCCATTGTGCCGCGCTAGAATCTAATCACGGTCACACATCGACCGGACTTGCTGAGGAAACCATCATGACCAAGACCACCCAAGCTGACGCCGTCAAGTTCTACGCCCGCCGCGACTCTGCCACCACCGTGCTGCGCAAGATGGGCATCCACGCCCGTGACTACAACGCCTTCATCGAGGTGATGAGTGACGGCCAATTTGCCTGCCACATCGCCCGCGCTGAGATGCATCTCGAGTCTCTGAAGAACCCGAAGGCTGCTGAGCCTAAGGCCGCCAAGGTTACCAAGACCACTGAGCCAAAGTCCAAGCGGACTGGCATCTCGGCCACGGCTCGTGAGCTGATCCTAGCTGGCAAGACCAACCAAGAGGTGTGGGCTGAGCTCAAGGCGCAATTCAATCTGGACGACTCCAAGAAGCACTACCCTACTTGGTACCGCTGCGAGATGAAGCGCAAGGGCCAGCTGGTCTAAGGGCTGAATCATGAAAGTGCGTGTCCACTACCGTGACGGCAAGGCTGTCGACTTCGTGGTCCCTGAGGACATCCTCGTGGTTGATTTTGCCGAGCTCGCAAAGGCCCATGGTCAGATTCGCAGGATCGAGTTCCCATGATCAGCGATCCCAACACCATCGAGATTCGCGACGAGAGCACCCACGAGGAGCAGCGCTTTCAGCTGTACATCGACGGAGGCCCTCGAGCTCTGCTCACTAAGAAGCATGGCACCGTGCAGTTCCATTGGCAGGTCTACGGCCCGCAGTATTGGCCAGAGGCCAAGGTCCTGATACAGGGACTGCTGGAGCTGTCGGTGCTGGCTGATCAACTATCTGGAGAGAAGAATGGCAAGTAAGAAACCATCGGGCATCATCCCGTGCTATGACCGCCAGCGCCGCACCTGCATTCAGGTCGAGCGGACTGGCACCCATGTGAAGTACATCCCGCTCGACGTCAATGAAGGCCTGCAGGTCGTGACGGCGACGGCAAACGAGTTCGATCAGCGGTATGAGCCGATGGTCAACTACCCTGCTGAGAAGGCATGTCAGTTGTTCCTCAACTACAGCCAGACCATCGGGGCAACCAAGGAGGCCTTGGGTTACCTGGGCCAGATCGTCAACGTGTCAAAACAGGAGGCCGATATGGCAACCACCAAGAAGACCGCGGCGGCTGAGAAGGCTGCTGCCAAACCAGCTGCGAAGAAGGCAGCTCCCGCGAAACCCGTCGCGACCAAAGCTGCTCCAGCCAAGGCAGCAGCGAAACCGGCCGCAAAGCCTGCTGCGAAGAAGGACGGCGAGAAGAAGATGTCCGCCGCCCAGATGTTCCAAGACCTGATCATGCAAGGCAAGCTGGCTGATGACCAGATCTTCGAAAAAGTCCAAGCTCAGTTTGGTCTGGATGAGAAGAAGCGCGGCTACACGAAATGGTACCGAAACCATCTCAAGAAGCAGGGTATGAACCCTCCTGAGGCCAAGGTCAGCAAGTAACATCACGGGCCATGGTGGCCCACCAATAACCAGTAACCAATAGGAGCGCCATCATGGCCAAATCTAAAGAAGTTGCTCGCGACACCCGCGACTATGACACCACTCAGCTGCATGAGGCAGGCCACGGC